CTTCAGCCGGCACAAACGGCGCAGCGGGCAGTTCCGTGCTTGGGTTTGGATAGACCTTCTTGAACGCAGCACCTGCAAGCCCCAGGCTATAGAGCATCCGCTCATGCTCTGAGCGGTAGTCCACCATCCGCTCGGTCAGCATGTAGTTCATGTCATCACGAACACGCTCTGCCGCGTCCTCGTTTAGCCGGGTGGACTCTCCAATGATCTGCGTCTTGACCGGCCCCTGAGCAGGGAAGGTCTCCGTGATCATTTCTGACTGGAACCTGATGGCAGCTTCTGTCAAAAGCGGGCTGTAAACGCCACAAGCACCAGACCAAGGCTCGGTGCGCTCCTCGTACTTCATGCCAAGAACTTCCAGCCCCTTGACAAACATTTCTGTCCAGTCTTTGCGACTGTTGATGTCCGCGTCTACCAGAGCTACAAGTTCGCTGGCAAGTGACTGCATCTCACTCTTGTCCATGAACTCCGCAAGGTTTGCGTCAAAATCATCTGCGGTCTCGGGTTCCGGCATCAAATCGATTTCGACGCCATCAATTCCTATGCTTACACCCTCCGGGTCCTCAATTTCGATTTCGATTGCAGGCTCTGCAGACATGAGCGCCATGTCCATAGGCATGAGGGCTTGGTCGATGTTGGTAGCCATGATCTGTCCTTGATTCAGTAATAAGCAGACCGTCTGCTGCTCTTGAAGTACCGCTGCTCTTCCCGTTCATCTGAAGGTAAGCGGATGAACCCACCTTGCCGGAACCGCATCAACGCCATGACCGTTGAGTCAACCAAGTCGTCGTTGGGCATGAACGGGAAACCGGCAATCTCTTCAACGACTTCTTCTGCCCACCTCGTTTGCGGCACCCATACAAGTCCTGAGCGCACGATGTCAACAACCGAGTTCAGCCTAGCCAGTTTATCCCCAGAACCCCTGTGCGGGGTGTACTCCTGCACAGGCAGACCCATCCTTCGCATCTCCTGATACAGAGGAGTACCGCTGGACTTCTTTTCAACGATGAACGAGTCAGGTTCCCAAAACTTGTACTCTTCAATAGCAAGTTTTTTAAGTTCCGGGAACTCCACACGTTTTTTGATACTGTTGAGCAAGATGATGCTGTGGCAGTCTTCTTCCTCGTTGAGCCATACTCCCCACGTGGTCAGGGCCGTGAAGTCAGCACGGTTGTGGGACTCAGCCGCCGCATCCAGCGACATGATGATGTACTCGCACTTGGGCGGGCTCTCACCCTCCCACCATTTCCACCACTCACGCTTGATGACCGAGGCTTCCTCGGCGGTGGGGTTCTGCTGGTACTGGGCGTTCCACTGGAACAACGGCATGGACGCTTTTGTCCGCAGAAGTGCAGGCACATCGTAGAACTCAGGCCACAACGCACGCTGTGAGCCGTCATCAGACTCAAACAAGGCCGGGAACTCGATCACCTCATACTGGTCCGAGTCCTCGTTCTGTCCCATGTCCTTGGTCACCCGCCCCGTCAGATCGTTCAAATGCCAACGGGTCTGGATGATGGCAACCCGTCCACCCGGCATCAAACGGGTACGCGCACCGTAGGTGAACCATTCATACGCCTTGTCAAACACCTCAAAGTTACCGTTGATGATGTCTTGCTCGTTGTGAGGGTCATCCACCAGAAGCAGGTCGGCACCCCGACCAGCCAACGCGGAACCCACACCGCAGGCGTAGTACTCACCCCCAACATTCGTGTTCCACCGCCCAGCCGACTTGCTGTCCTGGGCCAAAGATGTTGTGGGGAACACCTGCCTGTAGGCTTCGGTGTCGATGATGTTTCGCACCTTCCGGCCAAAGTCCACCGCAAGATCTGCAGTGTGCGAGACCATCAGCACCTTCTTATCGGGGTACTTACCGATGAACCATGCGGGGAAATAGATACTAACAAGCTGGGACTTGCCGTGACGCGGGGGTATGTTGACGCAAACCCGGTCTTTTTTCCCCTCGGCAATCGCCATGAGCATGTCGGCCAAGATCCGGTGGTGCTTACCCACCTTGTAATCCGGCTGGATGTGCTTGCAGAACTCAATCAGGTCGTCTCTGCACGCCTGTGCCATCTTTCGCTTGGCTAGAGCGTCCGCAATCTGCAGGATCTCCTCTTGTTCAGAGGAGTCAAACTGGTCGATATTGGCAACCAGCAGTTCAACGTCTTCGTCAGATACGTCAAACAGCATTTTCTACGCCAAGTTCAGCGTCAACGTCAACAACTAACGCAGAATTGAGTACTTTGTCAGAAATTGTGTTGTTTTGGATGATATTTGCGTCTTCCGCACCGTTTTGCAGGGCTTTTGACCGGATAACCGCGAGTTTTTCACGCAAAGACTGCTTCAGATCTTCGGTTGAGCGGTGCGTAATGGTCACTTCCGACCGTTCGGTGAACAAACCTACGTCAGAAATCTTGCCCAGAAGTTCCAAAGCACGGATACGCACCCTGGGATCAGGGTTAGCAGACTCCTGAAGCAGCTTGTTTGTGACATAGGTGCGGATCTGGACCGCGTTTTTGACCACCGCATGGCTGAATTCACCCAACAGGGTGTCCAACTCAAGGATAGCCGCAGGGCGCATGCTTGCCATCCTGCCCGATGTCACTGATTTGTTGGTCGTTTCCTCGTCCTGGGCATACGCAGTGAGGATGTCTTCGGCAGCTTGCCGGTCTTCCTCGGTAGGCACCATCAACTCGGGGTCCAACCCATTGGCAGCAAGCTCATAAATGGTCTTGCACGCAGCCGTCGCACGCTCTTTAAGCGTGGCATGAGGCAGATCGTCGGGTGGAATGATCACACCCAGATCAGGAGTTATGACAAGTTCAGCCATTTGTACGCAGCCCAGCATGGAACCGAGCGAATTGCGCGGAATGTACAAGCAATTTTTGAAACGTGCAAGGAGGTTGGGACTCCTACCGGGGGGTGTTTCTAAGTTAGGGGGTACTAACTTAGAAGGTCAAACTTAAAAAGTGGTCTTTGCGGGCGCGAATTACTAACACATACGCGGCGCATGGTACCTGCTCAGGATTGGGGGGCCGGGTACGGGTGGGTTCCCAGGGTAAGGACTACACTGTAGACATTACTTGTCACTCCCTGCTATCTCTTGTGATTCCCTACCAGTCTGGCATAGTTCAGTCATCGGCACACACCGTGCCGGTAACCGCGACTGACGGTATCAGTCGTTGCCTAACGTGAAGGAAACATCATGGCAACAGAAAAGAAGACCGGCGCTGGCCGGAGCGTGAAGCCCCAGACCCCTGTGCAAATCACATGGGATGTGGCGCAGTCCAGACTCGCACAGGCCGTATCGGCTGAGGGGGTAGCCCACAACAAATGGGTGAGCGCCTCCGATACCCTGTGGATTCTCGGGGTGCGCCCGAAGGACTTCGATCAGGTGCAAGGCCCGAAGGGACTGACCGAATCGGAGACCTGGGTCAAAGTGCAGGGGATGGTAATCAAGGGGTTTAGCGCACGGGTTCAGGCTCTCTTGAGCGTGACCGGTGCGGCCATGTCTGGACTCTCTGAGTCCGAACGTGGCGATCGGAGGTACTGGTCAAAACGTGTCCCTGTGATGATGAGTCGCGTTATTGCGTACCTCAAGCGTCATGAGGAAAACGAACGCGGTGCGAAGCAGAAGACAACCCTGGCTGACCAGATCGTCAAGATCTTGCAGAAGCAGAAGGACAGGGTGAAGAAAGCAGACGATGAGAAGATCGACTTCGACAGGAACGCAGTGATCGAGTGCTTCAACACCCTGATCGCTGAGCTGACCTAAACCACGGGGGGCTTCGGCCCCCCTTCACTTTGAAAGAAAACATCATGGAAGCACTCAACAGCACCATCATCGAAGCACAGCGCAAAGTGCTTCGGGCGGAGTTTATGAACGACGGCCAGAAGATCGCAATGATCATTGACCTGGAAAGGGAAAGGGTTCGGTATGAACGGGCTTTTTTCCGAATTGAAAACAGGCTGATCACTGTACTGGAGCGCGTTGAAGAGGAAGTCAGGATTCACTCTTGACCACTGACCCGGCCACGTGCCGGGTCTTTTTTTGTCTGTACGAACTCAGCCCGACCACATGGTCGGGCTTTTTTGTTTCTGTATGCACCCTCCCAGGAACGTCCTGGGATCGAGACCAGTTCTCTAAGCAGCGGTGAGGAGGGGTGCGCAGCATGTCAGCAGCGGTGCGTTCGGCCCAGTGGGTTAGTCCACATATGTCGGGATACTTATCAGAGTAAACCCCACACAGTAATACATACTCAATATCTCCGAGATACTACCCCCAATACCCCTATACCAGTTCCTATAGCAGCGGCGAGGAGCGAGATACTAAAGTTCTTACAAGTTCCTTACAGCGAGATACTAAAGTTCTTACAAGTTCCTTACAGCCTCTGAGGAGGGCGTTTGAGCGTAGCCAGCGTAGCGAGTAAGACTGTACGTGTCGGACTAACTTGGACTGTACGTGTTGTACCCCCGTTCAAGTGTTCGGAAGTTCGGGCTGAACAAGTGTTCTATTGTTCGGAGTGGCGGTGAGAGGGTTGTTCTTTTTTCTTAAAAAAAGCGTTTACAGGAAGTGCTGTAAGAATCTTGTAATGTTCTGTGCAATGTTCGGAAATTGGGGGTATCGGGGGTACAACCACGAGACTGCATGAGCCACTCGCAGATGACGGTACAAAGCAGCCGCTGACTCTGAAACACACAAGGTAACCTGTTGTTTTTAATAGTAAGTAGTAGTAAGTAATATAATGTTCTAAAGTTCGTATTGTTCGGTCCTAAAATGCTCGTCAGCCGGCCGATTTCTAGCTTTTGGTGATCGTTGCCAATCTGCTGCCTATAGTTCCTGTAAACGCTTTTTTTTTCAAAAAAGGGGTGTTTCCAGAC